TATTTTTGTATGGCAGTAGCAGAACCATTAAGTTTACGTTGGGCACAGGGGGAGGTGTTCAAAGCAGATGAAAGGTTTAGGGTGTTGGTAGCTGGAAGAAGATTTGGTAAAAGCTATTTAAGTTGTGTTGAGTTATTGAAGGGTGCAATATCGAAGCCTGGAGAAACATATTTTTATTGTGCACCTACGTATCGAATGGCGAAAGACATTGCATGGAAAACGCTGAAGAAGTTAGTGCCAAGGCAATGGATCAAGTCTAAGAATGAGACAGATTTAAAGATCGAATTAGTAAATGAATCAACTATTGAGTTAAAGGGAACTGAAAATGCTATGGCATTGAGAGGTCGTAGTTTAAGTGGAGTTGTTCTTGATGAAGCTGCATTTATGGACAGAGAGGTATGGTCTGAAGTTATAAGACCTGCGTTAGCTGATAAACAGGGTTGGGCGTTATTCATTTCAACACCTGATGGTACGGCAAGTTGGTTTTACGATTTATGGTGTTATGTGCCCGAAGACGAGAGTGGTGATTGGAAAAGGTGGAGTTTTACTACGATTGAGGGGGGTAATGTTCCGAAAGAGGAAGTTGAAGCAGCTAGGGGTCAACTTGATAATCGTACATTTCGGCAGGAATTTGAAGCGAGTTTTGAAAATCTTACGGGATTAGTGGCAATTAGCTTTGATGATGAGAATATTTCGTCCGAAGCGGCTGATTTACATATGTTACCGCTATATATGGGGGTGGATTTTAACGTTGACCCGCTTTGTGGTATATGTGCGGTAAAAAGTGGCAATAATTTGTATGTTTTTGATGAAATTATCCTTCGAGGAGGTGCTACTACATGGGATTTTGCCGAAGAAGTGGTAAATAGGTATGGAGTTGACCGAAGAATTATCACTTGTCCTGACCCTACGGGCGGTGCTCGCAAAACAAGTGGCGTTGGTTTAACGGATCATACGATTTTACGAAGAAGTGGCTTTACCGTGTCCAGTCCGAAGGCTCCCTGGAAGATTAGAGATAAGATTACTGCTGTAAATACAGCTTTATATGATGCAGCTGGTGATCGAAGGACATTTATTCATCCGAGGTGTAAAGAATTGATAAAATCGCTTAGAACTTTAACTTATGCACCAAATACGGGTATGCCAAACAAGAATTTGGGTGTTGACCACGCATTTGACGCTTTTGGTTATCTTTGTCTGCAACAATTTAACTTGGCAAAACCAGAGACACTCGGCCAGACTTCGTTTAGAATATACTAAGAGTTACCTAATTCTTATTATGCCCTATCACACAGGTATGAAAAAAAAGAAAAAGAAGAAGAAGGGAGGTAAAAAACGTGGTCAATGTTCCTGTAGATAAAGAACTTTACAATAGAGTAAAAGCAGCAGCGAAACGCAAATTTCCTGTTTATCCTTCTGCCTACGCTAACGCATGGCTTGTACGAGAGTACAAAAAGCGTGGTGGTACTTATCGCAAAAAAGCAAGTGGCAAAAAATAGTGGTGGTTTAACCCGTTGGTTCAAAGAAAACTGGGTTGATGTAAAAACTGGCAAACCTTGTGGCCGTAAGAAAGGTGAGAAACGAGGTTATCCAGCTTGCCGACCCAAAAACCGTGTATCAAGTAAGACACCTAAGACTGTCGGAGAAATGACAGCTAGTGAAAAAGCACGGTTTAAACGTGAAAAAACTAGCAGTAAGAAGATAACATATCAACATAGACGTAAAAAATCCACAAAAGGGAGTAAAAAATGATTGAAATTACTGATGAGATGCTTGACATCATCGAAAAAGTGAAAGGAAAACGAAATCCTGCACTTTGGGATCCTCGTTGTGAACAATATCAAAGAAAATTAAAAGAAGGTACTGTAAAAAAGTCAACAACAAGTTAAACTATCTATAA